TCAAAGCCCAAGCAGCTCGGCCGGCGTCAGGACGCGCCAGAGGTTCCGGATCTTCTTCTGGTCGAGCTCGAAATCCTGCTTCTCGCCGGGCGGAGGATTGAACTGGCGCAGCACTACCTTGTCGGCGGTGCGGCGCAGAAGGCGCTTGATGTAGCACGGGCCCGATGCTTCCGGCGTGCTGCCGACCATCTCGACGATCACGTCGCAGCCCGGAGTCGGTGGGCGTGCCGGATTGACGAACACCAGGTCGCCCGACTCGAAGCGCGGCGACATCGAATCGCCATGCACATAGAGCGCGAAGACCGAGCTTGCGCCGGCCAAGCCGGGTGGACGGCGCACCAGGTCCACGACATCGCCGTTGAAGGTGAAGTCGCCATCGGCCCCGCCAACCACCGTGCCGCGCACCGGCACATCCCGCTTGAACGCGCCGATGCCGCGCACGGGCATTCCGGTCGCCAGGTCGACCTCCGCGCCGGCCGACGGAGCGGGCGGGAACGGCGATACGGGGGCCGACTCGCCGGCGCGCCCCTTGCGCTGCAGGCGCGGCTCGCCTTCGCCGGTGAACAGCCAGATCCAGTTGATGCCGAGCTTCTGCGCCAGTTCGCGTGCAGCGCCTTCGGGCAGGTTGCGCGTGCCGTTCTCATAGGCGCGGTAGGTGACCTCAGAGATCGCAGCCGCGCGGGCAAAGCTGGCGGCATTCGGATAGCCGGCAGCCTGCCGCGCCCAGCGCAGGCGCTGTGCCTTGGGATTCATCATCAGCGATGAAAAATAACGCGCACAGCGGGAAAGTCAACCCAATTTGTATTGCATCGAAATGATCGTTGTAGTATCGTTTTGCCATGAGGGAAGCGATGGATGGCCGCGCCCGGGCACCGGCCGCGGCGCGAGAAATGGGCGGGGAGGCGCCGCTTGCGAGCCCGGTTGGGGCGTCGCAGCCGGCGGATCCGCCCGAGCGTGGCATCGACGCGGAAACCCTGCGGCGAGGCGAAGCGATGGCGCGCGTGCTGGCGGTGCTGAGCGATGCCGCCGATGCCGGCGCGCCCTGTCCCAGCAACAGGGCGTTGTGCGCGGCCACGGGTATCGTCCACGAGGCCGGGGTCTCGCGCGCCCTCGCCGGTCTGTGCCGTAGGGGGCTCATCGACATCGAGTGGACGGTGCCGGGTACGGGCCTGCGCCGCGTCGCGATCCGTGCGTCCGGGCGGCGTACCGGCTGGAGCTGCCACGGCCGCCGGCTTGGTCCGGTCGGCGCGCCGTGTCCGCCGAGCTTGCGGCCCGAGGAGCTCGCGCGCGTCATGGCGCGCGCCGGCGGGCGCTTCACCGACGTTACCGCGGCCGAGGCCAGACGCATCGCCCGGGGAACCCCGCCCGACCCCGGCTTGCCGCCGATGCCCGCGCCAAGCTCGTACATCGGCTCGCCGTTGGCCCGTCTGCTGCGCGATGAGCCGGATGGATCGGCGGCGGGTGACGGGATGGAGGGTGGCGTCTGATGAAGACAAAACGGGCAAGCGACGCGGCGGAGCCTTCGCGCTACCGCCGGCAGCATGACGCGTTCATCACCGACGAGATCGAGGTCGACGGCGTCCGTACGCGGGTGAAGCGCGTGCAGCCGCCACTCGAACGCTATGCCAACCGGCGGCTCATCGACGAGCGGCAGCTGGAAGCGGGCGTGCGCTTGGCGCGCGACTGGCACCATGCGCGCATGCAGCCGCGCATGGTCGCGAGCTATCGGGACCTGATCGACTGCGGCGGCATGCCCGATCCCGCCGCCGATCGCACCCAGGCGCGCCGGCGGGTCGCCAGCGCCGTCGCCGCGGTCGGGCGCATTGCGTCCAACGAAGTCATATCGGCGTGCTGCCTGGAGCTTCCGGTCGGCGGCCACGCCGCGATGGAGATCCTGCGCCGGGGACTGGACGTACTCGCCGAGCATTACGGATTGTAGGGCGGTGGCCGCGAGGAAGCCGCGCCAACCGGTGAAGGGCGCGACGCCGGACGCCCGCTGGCGCCGCTACGGCGATCAGGCCTTGGAACGCCTGGCTTGGCTCATGGAGAACGCCGAGTCGGAAGCCGCGCAGGTCGCCGCTGCGAAGGAGCTGCTCGACCGCGTGGCGGGGCGGTGCGCGCCAGCCGCCGGGGACGCATCGCGGCCGGGACTCGACGAGGTGGTGGCGCGGCTGCGGCAGCTTCGGGCGAGACCGCGGAATGGATGACGTCGAAACGCTGGCCCGCACGCTGAACGCCTGGGGCGAGGACCCCCGCCTTTTCGTGCGCGAGGCACTGGGGGTGAAGCCCGAGCCGTGGCAGGACGAGGTACTGGCGGCGATCGCCGGTGGCCGGCGGCGCCTGGCCATCCGTTCCGGGCATGGGGTCGGCAAGACGGCGGTTGAAGCCTGGCTGATGCTGTGGTTCGGCATCACGCACGCCGATGCAAAGATACCCGCCACGGCGCCGACATCGCACCAGCTCGTCGACCTGTTGTGGGGCGAAGCGGCGAAATGGCATCGTGCGCTCGGCGAGCGCCTGCCCGCGATCGCCGACGCGATCGCGATCCGGGCCGATCGCATCGATTTCAGGCCATGGCGGAGCACCGCCTATGCGCGCACCAGCCGGCGTGATCAACCCGAGGCGCTGCAAGGGTTTCACGCCGACAGCCTCCTTTTCCTGATCGACGAGGCATCGGGCGTCGACGACGCCGTCTTCGAAGTGGCGGAGGGGGCGATGTCGACGTCCGGTGCGCTGGTGGTGATGGCCGGAAATCCGACGCGTGGCGACGGCTATTTCCATCGTGCCTTCACGGCCGACCGCGCCCGCTGGTGGACGCGGCGTGTGCCTTGCGCGGAAAGCGGCCGGGTCACGGAAGACTATGTGGCCGGGATGGCGGCCTCCTACGGCGCCGACAGCAACATCTATCGCGTAAGGGTCCTCGGCGAGTTTCCCCGCGCGGAGGACGACCGGGTGATTGCGCTCGATCTGGCCGAGTCGGCGGTGATGCGCGATGTCGAGCCCGTCGCGGACCGGGCACTGTGGGGCGTCGATGTGGCGCGCTACGGCGACGACGCCACGGCGTTGGCCAAGCGGGTGGCCAACACGGTGCCCGAGCCCGTGAAGACCTGGCGCGGCAAGGATACGATGCAGGTGGTCGGATTGATCCGCGAGGAGTGGGGCAAGGCCGGACCGGCAGGACGGCCTGCCGAGATTCTCATCGACGCGATCGGCATCGGCGCGGGGGTCGCGGACCGACTGCGGGAAATGGGACTGCCGGCGCGCGCCATCAACGTGGCCGAGGCGCCGGCCGCACGGGAGCGCTATCTGCGCCTGCGGGACCAGCTGTGGTTCCAGGCGCGGGCATGGCTGGAGGCGCGCGATTGCCGGTTGCCCGCGGACGAAGCGCTGGTCGGCGAGCTGACTAGCCCGCGCTACACGGTGGAATCGTCTGGGAAGCTGCGTGTCGAGTCGAAAGCGGAGTTGAAGCGCCGCGGGCTGCGGTCGCCAGACCGAGCGGATGCCTTCTGCTTGACCTTTGCCGGCAATGCGACCAACCGCCCGGGATGGTGGACGCCAAGCCGCGCGCTCGACACGGCTTACATCGTCTGAAAGACGCCACCAGGCGGGGGCGCCGGAAACATTATGCGGTATGCATATTGAGCGCAGGATGATCCTGTGCTAGGCTTTATTCCTAGATCGGGAATTGCGCCCGCCGGCGGGAAACCGCGGCGGGCGCTTTCGTTTGCGCGCCGCCCCCCTCGACGAGCTGCGTGCCGGTGCCACCGCGCGCCAGCCCGGGGCTCTCCGCGCGCGCACCATCATTGGCGAGGAGTCGATGCTGTACGCGGTCTCGGTCGAGACCACGCGGCCATTGCGGCATGGCCGCATCCGGCGGCGGGTCACCATCTACGTCGAAGCGCGGAACGGCGCGGAAGCGGCGGATCTGGCACGGCTGCGCTTCCGCCACCGTCCGGAAGCGGCGATCCTGGTTGTCCGGTCTGTTCGCGGTGTCAGGCTGCCGGCGCCGACGCCGCCCGGCCAGACCGACCGGCGGCCGACGCCGCGCAAACGCCGTCGACCCGGCGCGCAGGGACACATGGGGAACCCAATCCAACCGCGGAGCAACGCATGAAGGCAAAGACCGAAGCCGAGATCCGCGCCATCGTCGCGGGAAAGATCGAGCGCGCCCTGAGCTGGCAGGGATCGGCCCTTTCCCGCGATCGCGCCAAGGCGTTGCGCTATTACCGGGGAGAGAAGTTCGGCAACGAGGTCGACGGCCGATCGCAGATCGTGAGCCGCGATGTGGCCGAGGTCGTCGACGGGATGCTGCCGGCGATCCTGCGTCCCTTCGTCAGTGGCGAGGAGGTCGTGCGCTTCGAACCCAAGGGTCCCGAGGATGAGCGGCTCGCCGACCAGGCAACGGACTATGCCAACTATGTCTGGGCGGTCGACAACCCGGGATTCCGCGTCTTCCACGACTGGATCAAGGATGGGCTGCTGGGGCGCGTCGGCGTCGTAAAGGTGTGGTGGGAGTCAGCGACCGAATCGGTGCGCGAGGACTATTCGGGGCTGACGGCCGACGAGGTAGGTTTCCTGCGCCTCGACCCGGCGGTCGAAATGGTGGAGCAGGAGCGCGAGGAGAATGGGGCCGGCACGCCGCCCACCTATCGGGTGGCGTTGCGGCGCACGATCCAAGGCGGCCGCATCCTCGTGCGCAATGTGCCGCCCGAGGAGTTCCTGACCGACGGCGAGCGCGTCTCCCTGGATGATAAGCCGTTTTGCGCCCATCGCTGCCGCCGCACGGTGTCGGACTTGGTGGCGATGGGCTATGACCGCACGAGGGTGATGGCGATTGCCGCCGGGGAGGGAGGGGCGCTCGATCGCGCTTGGGACCGCCAGGAACGGGCGCGGCCCGAGGGATCGCCGGCTGGCGGCGGGGATACGGCCGACGATTCGCAGCGCGAGCTGTGGGTGAGCGAATGCTACCTGCCGCTCGACGCCGACGGCGACGGGATCGCGGAGTACCGCAAGATCACCGTGGCCGGCGACCAGGCCGAACTGCTGCTGGAAGATCACGAGGTCGACGACCACCCCTTCGCGGCATGGTCGCCCTATCCGATCCCGCACAAGTTCCACGGCGAGAGCGTGGCGGACAAGGTGATGGACGTGCAGCTCACCAAGTCCGCGATCCTCCGCCAGATGCTCGACAACCTGTACCTGGTCAACAACGCGCGCACCGAGATCGTCGAGGGCAAGGTCAACCTGGACGACTTCCTGTCCTCGAAGCCCGGCGGCTACATCCGCGTGCGCGAGGCCGGGGCGATGCGCGAAATCGCCGTGCCGCCCGTCTTCCAGCACGCCTTTCCGGCGCTGGAGTACCTCGACACGGTGCGCGAGAACCGCAGCGGCCAGACCAAGTACAACCAGGGTCTGGACGCCGATTCGCTGAACAAGACGGCAAGCGGCATCAACGCCATCATGGGCGCGGCGGCGATGCGCGTCGAGCTGATCGCGCGCATCTTCGCAGAGACAGGAGTCCGGCGCGCGTTCCGGCTGATCCTGCGCCTGCTGGTTCGACACCAAGACAAGGCGCGGGTGGTCAGGCTTCGTAACCAGTGGATCGCCGTCGACCCGCGCGCCTGGAACGCGGAGATGGACGTCGGCGTTTCGGTGGGGCTCGGCACGGGCAACCGCGACCAGCAGCTTGGCCATCTGTTGGCGATCTGGGACAAGCAGGTGCAGGCGATGCAGCTTCAGGGCGGTCCTGACGGTGCGCTGGTCTCGCTGCGCAATCTCTACGAGACCGCCTCGAAGATCGTCCACAATGCCGGCGTCAAGACGGCGCAGGGCTTCTTCAACGACCCCAGCCTTGTCCCGCCACCGCTCCCCGCGCCGCCGCCGGTCGATCCGGTGGCGATGGAGGCGCAGGCGCGCGTGGCGCTGGAGAATCGCAAGCTGGACGCCGAGATCGCCTTGAAACTTCGCAAGCACGAGGACGAGATCGCGTTGAGGCGACTGGAGTTGGCGCTCAAGTTCGGCGCGCCGCCCATGGGCATGCCGGAGGACATGACCCGCGGCCTGTCTCCTGGGGGGCTCGCGCGGGGCGTCCCGGACATGCCACCGGGCGCGAGCGCGGCCGCGGGGCCGGCGCCGGTCGTGCCTTCGGGCATGCCGGCGCCGGCCACCAGCCAACGAGGTGCAGCATGATCGACGAGGTGATGCGGTTGCCCACGGGCGACAGCGACATGGCCACGGAAACCCGCGGACGGCTGGCGGCAAGGGCACTGGCGGATCCGGCGCTGGCCGAGGTCTTTGCCCGGCTGGAACGCGATATCGTCGAGGCTTGGCGCGCGTCGGCGACGCCGGAGACAGAGGCGCGCGAGTGGCTATACCTGCGTCTCAGCGCGTTGGGCGCGCTGAAGCAGGAACTGCACCTGCTGGTCGAAGAGGGCCGGCTGGCCAAGCGCGAGAGGATTGGGCGCGCCCACGACGCGGCCGCACGCCGTTCGGGCGGCACCGCCGCCGGTGATCCGCCGTAACCGGCCGTTCGAGAGTTCCATCGCGACGGAGATATCTTAGATGTACCTGGATGCGGACACGGGCGCGAGCCCACCCGCGGACTCCCGCAGCCTGCATGGCGTCGTGGAGTCGATCGTGGCCAAGCTGGACACGCCGCCGGAATCAACGCCGCTTGACGCGGCCGACGGCGCGCCGTCCGATCCAGCCAATGGCAGACCCGGCGCCGAAGGATCGCCGGGGGAAGGGACGGAAGCCGACGATGCGCCAGTCGACCCTGTTGCCGAAGCAGTCGCGGAGCTGACCGGCAAGCCCCTGCACGCGGTCGTCGTCGACGGCCGGACCGAGCGGGTGACGCTGGACGAGCTGCGCAAGGGCTACTCGCGGCAGCGCGACTATTCGCGCAAGACGGCGGCCCTGGCGGAACACCGCCGGGAGTTGGAAGCCGAGCGCGCAAGGCTGAAGGAGGTGCTGGACACCTTCATCGCCGACGCCGAAGCCGTCGACCCCGTGCTGGCCGAGGGGAAGGCGACGGACTGGGAGCGGCTGGCTGCCGAGCAGCCGGCGGTCTACGCCCAGAAGCGGGCGGAGTACGACCGGCGAGCGGCACGGCTGGAGCAGGCACGGAACCTGCGCCGCGAGATGGCGGCCCGCGAGGATGCCATCCGGGCCCATGTCTTCGCGGCCTATACCGGCGAGCAGCGCCGGGCGCTGCTGCAAGCGATGCCAGAACTGGCTGATCCTGCAAGGCGAGCGGTAATCGCCGCAGAACTTTCGGCCTATGCCTCTGCCGTGGGGTTTTCGTCCGACGAGCAGTCGCGGATCGTGGACCACCGGCTGGTGCGTGTCTTTCACGATGCGCTGCAGTTCCGGCGGCTGAACCAGGCGAGGCAACGGCTGTCGTCCAAGAGGACAGGAGAGGCCTCGCGAACACAGGTGCCGCTGGCATCGCGCGAAAGCGTGGTCCGGCGCTCTGACCGGCTCTCCGCGCTCAAACGCAACGCGCTGCGGACCGGACGCATCGACGACATGGTCGAGTCTGTCCTGGCGCATCTCGAAGAGGATCAATAGAACGAATGGCCATCATTGCAAATACCGCACTGACGTTCTCGTCTGTTGGGAACCGCGAGGACCTGAGCGACCAGATCTACAACATCGCTCCCAAGGAGACTCCCTTCATCGCCGCGGTCGGATCCACCAAGGCGACCGCTACCCTGCACGAATGGCAGGTCGACAGCCTTGCCGCGGCGGGCGCCAACGCCCAGCTCGAGGGTGACGATATCACCGCGTTCCAGGCGGTGACGCCCACAAGCAAGCTTGGGAATCGCTGTCAGATCAGCTACAAGACCGCGATCGTCTCGGGCACCCAGGACGTGGTCGACAAGGCGGGCCGCCACCGCGAGATCGTCTATCAGCTCCTGAAGCGGTCCAACGAACTCAAGCGCGACATGGAGTTCGTTCTGACCAATAACCAGGCGCCCGCCGACGGCAACGCGACCACGGCGCGCCAGCTCCGCCCGCTCTGCGGCTGGTACGCGACCAACAAGAGCCGCGGGTCGGGCGGCGCCGACGGGACGACGTCGGCCGCCGCGACGGACGGCACGCAGAGACCGCTGACCGAATCCATGGTCAAGACCGTGCTGCAGGCATGCTGGACGGCAGGCGGCAATCCGGACCTGATCATGGTCGGGCCGTTCAACAAGACCGTGTTCAGCGGATTCACCGGCAACGCAACGCGGCTGGATCAGTCCGAAGACCGCAAGCTCATCTCGACGGTTGACGTGTACGAGAGCGATTTCGGTGCGCACAAGATCGTCGCCTCCCGGTTCTCGCGCGAGCGCGACTGCCATATTCTCGACACGTCGCTGTGGGCAGTCGCGTATCTGCGCAAGATGCAGACGATCGATTTGGCGAAGACCGGCGATGCGGAGAAGGGCATGGTGCTGGCCGAGTATACGCTCGAGGCCCGCAATCAGGCCGGCAGCGGCATCGTCGCCGACCTGACCACGAGCTGATGGCGGGGGCGGGCCGCCGGCCGACGAAGGGTGTCCGCCGGCGGCCCGCCGCTCCCCGAAGACGAGAAGGATTCTGACATGGGTGTGCAGTTGGTCCAACGCGACGACGGTTCGGCCGAGTTGCGCAGCGACTACGGCGCGGTCGCGCAGGCGCGTTTTGGCGGCCCGGTTTCGGGCGGCCTGTCCTATCGCGGCGAAGTGGTGGTACGGGTTCCGCTGGCCGCGGTCGACACGGGCGGTGGCGTATTCTCGTGGCAGTCGCCGTCCAACACGGACATCATCGTCACGCGGCTGTGCCTGGATGTCGTCACGCAGTCGTCTGGATCATGTACCATCGATATCGGCACCACGGCCACAAGCGCGACGACCGTGAGCGACAATCTGATTGACGGGGTGTCTGTTGCCACGGCCGGGCTCTACTCCAACCTCAAGAACCCTGGCACCAATGGCCGAGCCGACCAGCGTTTGGCGGCATCCAAGTGGGTGACCGCGTCCGTCGTGTCGGGCGGATCCGCCGGCCTGGCCGGATTTGCCTATGTTCACTACGTGCCGGTAGGGGCCTAGCGATGGCGACCTTTTCCGCCGTTATGGTGGCGGCGCCCGGTACGACCGTCACGACCGGCGCTTCCTCGGCGAACGCCGCGATTCCGAATGGCGCAGACGGGTCGCGGGCGCGGTTCGTGATGGTCACTGCCAAGGCGACCGCCTACATTAAGTTCGGCCTGTCCGGGGTGACGTGCACCGCCAACGACATCCTGGTTGGGCCCGGCTCGCCAGTGATCTTCGCGGTGAAGCCCTTTACTCACATCGCCTATCTCCAGGAAACGGCGGCCACCCTGGTCAACGTGGTGCCGGTGGAGTTCTGATGGCCAGCGGTCTGCTGGTCGAGATCACACCCGACGGAATCGCCGAGTACCTGCATTTCGACGACGCCGCCGGTACCATCACGATCCAGCGCTGCGCCGACGTCGAGCCGGTGATCGAGGCGAACAAGCGCGCCATGCTGCACAACGACGGCTATACGCCGTCGCGCGAGATGCGAAGGGTTGCGTCCATTCCCGTCGCGGTCCAGCTGCAATGGATCCAGCGTTTCGGAGCCGATCCGTTGGCCAAGGGCAACGAGGCTTGGCTGCGACGACTGCTGAACGATCCGGAATGGCGTCATCTGCGAACAGCGCCGGGCAAGGTGTGAGATGGCGATCAGGAACTACAACGACCTGCTGGTCGCAGCAACTAACTGGCTGGCACGCGACGATCTGTCCAGCCGCATTCCCGAGTTCGTGGCGCTGGCGGAGGCAGCCTGCAACCGCGAGTTCCGTGTCCGCGCGATGGAGCGGCGCGCGCAGGCGGAGACGGTCGCGGGCCAGGCTGTCTATGCCTGGCCCGCCGATCTGCTGGAGATCCGCTCCATCAAGGTGGCCGGCTCTCCGCCGATCGTACTGGAGTACCTCAATCCCGAGCGGATCGAGGGACTGGGCGCGGAGATGGGCACGCCTCGCTGTTGGAGCGATATGCAGGCGGCGCTGCGCCTCTGGCCCGTGCCGGTCGGTGGCCTTGCGGTGGAGATCGACTACTACCAGCGCCTCGACCTTGCCAATGCCGGTGAGGACGGCAACTGGCTGATACGCCGGCATCCGGACATCTATCTTTACGGCACGCTGCTGCAATCAGAGCCCTATCTGATGAACGACGGCCGTACCCAAACTTGGGCGCAATTGCTGAATGCCGCCGTGGACCAGATGCAGCGCGAGGAGTGGCGCATCAAGGCTGGCGCCATGCCGGCGATGGTTCGTGCCGATTATCGAGGAGCCTGACCCATGGCCATCCAGCTGTCCACCGCCGTGCGCAACGCGCGGCTCGACGCCATCGAAACCACGGTCGGCACGTCGGCCATCGTCAAGATCAGGACCGGCTCGCCGCCGTCGAACTGCGCCGCCGCCGACAGCGGCACGGTTCTGGCCACGTTCAACCTGGCGTCGGACTGGGCGGCGAACGCATCCAGCGGCAGCAAGAGCTTCACCGGCACGCCGATCCAGGATTCGTCGGCCGACAACACCGGCACGGCCGGGCATTTCCGGCTGTATGCCTCGGATGGCACGACCTGCCACATGCAGGGAACCGTGACCGCCACCGGCGGCGGCGGCGACATGGAGATCGACAATACCTCGATCAACGCCGGCCAGACCGTGCAGATCACGTCCTGGACCCTGACCGACGGGAATGCC